TTATGTGTTCAGCATCGCGCCCCATCGATCGAACAGGCTGCAACGCTGATCGAGCAGCTGGGCGCGGTTATAGGCGGCCTCGCTTTCGCTAGCGCCCTTGGGCGCATGGGCCAGAGCCAGGTCGATGGCAGCGCGTTCGAGCGGAAACCGCTCATTCATGATCGTCGAGAAGGACGCCCGCCAGCCATGGGGAACGTGGCGGCCGGCATAGCCCGCGCGCTTGTAGAGCGCGCCGATCGCCGCCTCGTTGATCGGAAACACCGCGCCGGATCGGGTATCATACCCGATCTTCGCGATCTCCTTCAGGACGGCGACCGCCGCGGCGCTGAGCGGCACGATATGATCATTGCAGGCGTCGGCTTTGCGCGCCTTCTTCAGCTTCATCCGCTCGGCCGGGATGCGCCATAGCGGCGCGGCTCCGTCCAGATCCTCGAATTCTTCCCAGCGCGCGCCCAGCAGCGCGCCCATCCGCACGGCGGTCAATGCCAGGAAGCGCGACGCCAGGCGCACGATCGGTGGGCCGCCGGCGCGATCGCAGGCGGCGAGTAACGCACGCAGCTGATCGACATCGAGGAGCGCGGGCTGGTGGCGCGCGATCGGCGCCGGGCGCAGCGCGCGGGTGACGACTGCTGCAGGATCCTGATCGATCAGGCCCTCGGCGATCGCGAAGCAGAAGACGGCCGAGATACGCTGGCGGATGCGCCGGGCCGTCTCGATCGATCCGCGTGCTTCGATATCGCGCAGGACCTGCAGCACCGCGGGCGCGCCGATCGCGCCGATCGGCAGCGCGCCGAGCTCGGGAAAGACATCGCGCGCTAGGCTGTCGATGACGTCGGCGCCGTGGCGATCGGTCCAGTGCTCCAGCTGCAGAGCATGCCATTGCCGCGCCACGGATTCGAACGTGCAAATTTGCACGGCGACTTTCCGCACCGACGGATCCACGCCTTGGGCGACCAGGCCCCGCGCGCCTTCGGCGCGATCGCGTGCGTCGACCAGCTGCAGGTCGGGCCATTGGCCCAAGCACAGCAGCTTCTCCCGGCCGTCGATCCGGTACCGCAGCCGCCAGCTGCGCAGGCCGGTGGGCGTGACAAACAGGAACAGGCCCCGCTCGTCGAACATCTTAAAGGCGCGCGATCGCGGCCGCGCGGCTTTCACCGCAGCATTTGATAGGGGCATGGTAGCCTCAAGATATGGGATGACTTTTCCGGCCACGGATGTTTAATTCATGACAGGAACTAGGAGGCGCAAGATGAAGCCAACCAGCATTCAGATTAGAATGGCCCAAGCTGTTGAAGAGCATTTGAAGCCTGGCTTTACAGCCATGGTTTTTACTGCTGGCCACCATTTCAGCCTTACGAACGCGAAGGTCGAGGGCGGGGTACTGGGCGCCTTGATTCTAGGTGTGGATACAGGCGGGCATCTTGTGGAGATCGATGTCACGCAGATTCTGGCAGTGAGGCTCGATAGTCGCGCTCAAGGGGCCTTCACCCCGTGAACAGTCAGACGGACAACCCCTCCGTCGCGCCCAGTCCATTAATGGCGGTTTACCGCGATAAATTGGGTATGCGCCCAACGGGCGATACCCCACGCGATACCCCTGCTAGACTTGGCTTTCGGCCCGATCCTCGTTAGAGGGGACGGGATCCCGACGCATACTGTCATCGCGGCGGTCGTCGGGGTCACCTTCCCGCGTCAGGCGATCGATCGCCGCCTGGGCAAATGCGACGGCGATGGTGCGGCCGATCCAGGCCGCGATCTTTCCGACCGGGATCTTCATGCGCATTTCTCCAGGGGGACGTTGCCAATCCGCAGGTTGACCCAGCCGTTGCGGAAAACCTTCAGCTTTGCATTCGCCGCGATCAGTCGATCATATTCGGCGAGCTGCTTGGCATCGAGGCGGGGGAGTATTGCTCGGCACAGCAGGATGCGCTGGCAGCTACGAAAGCCGGCGACGGTCGCCGGGCCGACCTGGCCGTCCACCTTCAGCTTCATCGTTGGGCAGACTTCGTTGAGCGATTGCTGGAAGAAGCGCGACGGCCGCGCCGGGCCCATATTGACGCTGGTGTCGAACAACTCGGTGGTGACCGCCGGATCCAGGTCAATCAGCGGGACGAAGCCGGGCTTCACCAGATAGCCCTGATAATAGATGCTGTTGACGACGGCATCCGGGATCGACTTCATCGGGCCGGTATAGCCATATTCGATGGCGACCTTCTTGGTGATCCCCTTGTTGGTCTCGCCGCCCGGGTCGCTGGGATGGTTCACATAGCCGCCTTCGACCTTCTTGGTCGGCGCCATGATTTCCAGGGCGATCGGCGACAAGGCAGTGAGCGCCGCGGCGGAGGCCGCGACGACAATCTTCATCTTGTTCATGATGTCAGTCCTTTCGGCCGGTCAGCCGCTTGGCAGTGTCGGTTTCCCAGATCCGGATCGCGGTCCAGATGATCGTCATCAGCGCGGCGATCGAGGGCAGGATGTTGGCGATCGTGCCCAGCAGGACGCCAAAAGAGAGGCCATCGGCGACGTGTTTCATCGCCGCCTGGTCAAAGTCGTTCATTTTGCTGTCTCTGCTGTTATGGGATTTGTGACCCAAGCGTGACGACGCGCGGGTTGCCGGCGTCTCAGCGGTTGCCGGCGATCCCGGCGCCTGCCCTCACTTGCAACCAGGCGCCGGGATCATTGATGTCTCACACCCCGAGCCCGCGGTTAGCTTCACGCATGGCGAGCCAGTCATAGAAGTCCGCCAGTTCCTGATCGGAAAGCAGGCGGGAATAGATGGCCGCGCCACACATCCGAAATTCATCGTCACCGCCACCAACCATGGCGCTGCCCAGACGCAGAAGGCCGCTCGCCTTGTCGCGCACATTACCTGCCGTGATCGCTACCGTAGTCGTGCCGGAGCCAGTCGTCAGAATGTTGTGCTTGGCTTCGGTCAGGCTAAAACGTCCCGCATGAGTCATATATGACCCGGCAGCGCCGCCGTTGACCACGGCAGTGTGCGAGACGTTGGCCTGTGTGCCATTAGACGTGTTGTCGTTGCTGGCGCGGTATCCCATCGAACTATAGTTCTGCTTGCCGGTCGCCGGGCTGGCACCGCCGCCGACGCGCATGGAAAGGCCGTATGAGTTCCCGGTCCCGCCCTGCCGCGTCGTCCACGAGTTGGAGACTGCGTTGAAGTTGAGATACTCAGCAGTGTGCCACGCGATGATGGTCATCTCGTCAACTTCGACAATCTGCGTCTGCAAATAGGCGATCTGATTTTTGAGCAGCAGATAATTGTCTTCGACACCGGGAGAGCCGATGGCAACCGCGTTCGCTTTGCCGGCGAGGGGCGAGCGGTTGATAACACTTTCCTCAATGGACTCCCCGAGGAAGAGCAGGCCTTCCAGACCCAGCACGCTAGGCGGGTAGACCTTGCCGGTGCGAACGGCAGCCGACGAGACGCCGGGTGATTGAATGGCGAGAGCAGTCATATCGATACCTTTCGATCAGGAGTTTTTGAGGAATTGGGCGCGGGACAGTCTGACGACGGCGGTCCCGCCCGCGCCGCCGAAGGTCAGCTTGAACCGCAGGGTTGGATCGACGAGCGTACCGCTGGGCACGCTGGCCTTGCCGGTTTTCATGACACCGCCAACAAGGTCGGATTGGTCGTAGAACTGGTGTCCCCAGCCGGCGTTGTCGTTAACCGTAGCGTCTCGCTCTAGCGTGGAAATCTGCGGAAACACCGATCCGTTACTGAGGCTACAGGTCAATTCATGGCCCTTGACCTTCGCCATGCCGGTTATGTCTACCTGCATCGCGGCTTCCACGATGTCGCCAGCGGTGAGGCGCGTGGCTAGTGAGGGACAGACCACATGGAGCGTGTCGCCATCAGCTCCGGTATTATTGACAGTAATGACCAGATCGCTACCGTAGCCATCCGAGCGGGCAACAGTGGAGCTGGTGACGTAACCGCTGCCCCACGTCCCGCCCGTCGTCAGCCTCAATCCAGCCGGGATCGTGCCGGAAATCACTGAGGGGTTGGAGTTCGTGCCGCCAGAGCCGGTCATGAGCGGATTGTCGAGAAGCTGGCGGCTTGTGGACGAGTTGCCATAGGTATCGGCGGCGGAGGCAATCAGAATATCCATGAGCGGAAAGCCTGCGGCGATAAGGCGCTGAGCCATCATGTAGCCGATTGCCCTTGCGCCCCATGGGGCCTGATGGATTTTATCGTCTCCTTGCAGCATATACTGCTTGGCCGAGCCGATCGGTGAAAGCGGATCGATGATGACCGCGTTCGCATCGAAGGCGAGGAGTCCGTGCTTGTAGGCTGGAGCGCGCAGCATGGCCCGATTGACGCGGTTCAGCTTGGCAAGGTTCGCTGCTGCGTTCACGCCCGTGATGTCTTCGTGACCTTCGTACCATGTCGGATCAGTCAGCCATGCTGTGCGGATGCCCGCGTCCTGGAGCAAGCCGAGGATCGAACCGCTGCTCTCCTCCGTCTCCGTCCCCAGCTGCAAGGCGATGATCTGATCCGCCGTCATTCCGCCGTGAATGGAGTTGCAGGTGCCGCCCATGACGAAGCACCATGCGGGGTCTTTAGCGATAACGTCATTGGCAACGCGGGCGAGAATCTGAGCGTCATTTTCGCTTCCGACACCCGCGTTGAAGAGCCAGTTGATCGAACCGCGCAGGTAATAGTCAGCCCACGCGAGCCAGCCAACGTCGGCCTTGCGAGCTACGCCGCCGGGGTTGCTGGGGGTGAACGGCCCCTGCCACGAGTTCTGTGCTGTTTTGGAGTGGCCAAGCGTGATCACGCTATTGGCCGGCCGCGCCTTTTTAAGCACTGCCGCCTCATCGAGCGGAGCTGTATCAGAGCCTGATCCGGCGGCGGCGACACCGTTGCCGACCGCATCAACAAACACGATGCCCTCGACACCTTCGACCAGCCGCGCGGTCAATGGCCCAGCCTTGAGCGTTCCCGTATCCGCGCGCATATGAGGTAGCCGCAGCGGTTGCGTATCCATCGGGATGAAACCGACCTCGTTGCCGATATCGTCGAGGATCGCGAGGCCACCAACGCCGTCGACCGAAACCGTCCGCAGCGGCCCGATGCGCGCCGTCGATGTATCTGCGCGCACATAGGGGAGAATGAGCGCCCGAACGGCGTCCATCGGGATGAAGCCGACCTCATTGCCGACCTGGTCAAGGATGACGACGCCAGGGTTATCGCCATCAATCTTGACGACAGTGGTGGAGAGATCATCGAGCGACGCCCGCTCCCCCACCGTCATGCTGACCTTGACGGTGCCGTCGGTCACATCGTCTGCTGATACGGAGATATCGACCTCGCCGGACTCGATGCTCGCCACCACCGAGGCGGCGATGTCCTTCCGCATCTTCCGCGATACGTCAGTAATATCAGGCATCGATTAGGCTCCAGTCTGGTCGCCGACAGCGACGCCGGCAGTATCGGTGGTGGGATCGGGTGCGGCTTTGGTGCGCCAGGTGCCGGCGGCGGTGGGCCACAGGGCGAAGCCGCCAATGCGCATTGGCTTGGCGTAGGTGATGGTCGGGAAATCCATGCCGCCGGCTGCCAGGCTACGCTGCTCGACGATGACATCCTCGCCGGTCGCGCGCAGGGACTGCTGGGTACCGTCCGGCGTCTGCTGGATCTGGTACCGGAATTCGCTGCCCACGAGCCAGGTGACATTGGCCTTGTAGCCGGTCGGCGCCCGGACGGAGATGTTGGTGTCGGCCGCGCCGGCCATGTCGCCCACGACGACATTGCCGTTGACCTCGAAGCCGCTGTTGACCGTCGCGAAGGCCACCGGCGTGCTGAAGCCATGGACCGGCGCCGCCATGTCCATATTGCCCACCGCGACGGCGGCATCGCCGACATTGACGACAGGCACCGTCCCGAACGTGTTGAGGTTGCGCGCGCCGGACACCTCGACATGATTGACGCTGGCGCCGTTGAGCATGACCGCGCCCTGCATGGTACGGCTCGCACCCGCCCGCGTGTCGATTGCCACGGGATCTCGAACGAACAATGGCCCCTTGGCGCCCCAGACCTCGACCGCAAAGGCGCGGTCCGTGGTCAGACCACAATCGGTGGCGCGGACATGGCCGCACCAGCCCGAACAATAATCCAGGCGCACCGCGCTCTTCTTCGTCCCCTCGACGATCGTGCCATCCGGTATCAGGATCTCCGCATAGTTGCTGATCCAGATGGCGTGCGCGTAATGGCCGGTGATGCGGGGCGAGGCATCGAAGCTGAAGCCATAAAGCCCGGTCGGGAGGATCGCCGCGCCTTCGCTGTCATAGGTGACGCCATGGCAGCGGATCGCATCCACCGATCCGCCATTTTCCGGGACCAGCATGTGGCCGGTCATATCTTCGTCATGGGGCCGCGCCAGCGTGCAACGGCCGATCCGGACATTGGCAAAATTATAGTTGGTGAGGCAGGCCTGCACGCCGATCAGCTCGCCGATCGTGACATTGATGCCTCGCCCATCGAACGCATTGTCGACGAACAGATCATAGAAGTCGGAGACGCTCACGATCCGGCGCGTCATGCGGCGCGCGGCCTCTCGTTCCGCCGCATTGGTGATGCCCGGGGTACGCTCGGTTGGCGACAGGCCGGTCGTGAAGTCCGCGACGATGCGACCCACATGGATATTCATGATCTGGTCGTCGTTCGAATGGCGCTCGATATTGAGCAAGGCCACCCACAGGCCGTTGCCGCCGCGCCAGATCAGCTCGCCGATCGTGAGCGCGCGGCAATTATAGATGCCGAGTGCCTCGCGGAAGATGTCCGCCGGGTCCAGTCGCTCGATCTGGCAAGCCGCAATCCAGTTGTCCGTGCTGCTGGTCATGCCGATTTCAAGGCCGTTGCCGCGCATGTTGATGCACTTGGCCCGGCCGATCGTGATCGTGCCGCTCGACTTGTAGACGCTGATGCCGTGCTGAAACTGGTAGACGGCGCCCTCATCGAACACGCCGGCCCCATCGCGGCCATCATCGAACGGGATGCCGCCGGGGTTGCGCTCGGCATCATACATGTTGCCATCGAGCGTGAAGTCGCCCAGCACGCCCGCATTGCCCAGGTCTGGCCAGTTCCATTTGTGATGGCCGAACATGGTCGGGCCGTTCTTGTCATGGTCCGCCGCCTTGATCTGCAGCGTCGCGCCCCAGATCGCGATCTGCACGTCGGGGCGCAGCGACATGACGCCGCGCTGGAAGGTGCTGCCGGGATCGGTCGGGTCGGTCTTGCCCAGCCCCTCGATCAGATAGGGGGCCGCTCCCTCGCCGTAGAGGGTGCAAAGGCTTTGGCCCATCTCATAGGCCAGCTGCATAGTCTCATCGATGGCGGCCGCGCTGTCCTGGCCCGATCGCGCGCCCAGCATCTTGGCATCGATCAGATCTTCTGCGATCCGAAAGCCACGGCCGTTGGCGGTCATCACCGACGATCGCGGATGATCTTCGACATAGGCGGCGTCGACGGCTGCGTCATAGACATAGCGAGCCGCGCCTATGCCCTTGGCCGAATGGCCGCTGGTCTGCACCGCGTCCATGCCCAGCGGGATCCACCGCCCGGCCAGATCGGTAAAGAGCGAGACGGCCAGCACCTTGAGCGTGGCGCGGTCGGAGTAGGGGATTTCCTCCGCGCTCGATGGCCCGGTCTTAACCCCGGAATACCAACGCCCGCTGCCATCGGTCTCCCACACGTCGAATGCGTCGCCGGTTTCCAGATCGCCATCGGCAGCACCGGCCGCCAGGCTGCCATAGCGAAAGCCCACCGCCTGGTCGGACGCGACCTGCGCGGCGGCCTGCGAAGTGGACGCGCCGTCGAGCGCTTCGACATTGCTGGCGGCGGCATCGGCGGCGGCGTCCTGCGCGGCCAATGCATCGGCCGCCACGCCGGCAACCTTGCCGTCGATCTCGGCGGTCGCGGTGCCGACATAGCGCGCGAGCAGGTCGACGCTCTGCAGCTGGACGACATTCTGCTTCTTCACGAGCTCGAAGGAAGCGGTCATATCTGGGTGCTCCCCGGCACGATGATGAAATTACCCGCGAACCAGCGGGCCTTGCGCATGCCCACGACGGTGATCAGCATGTCCCAGGACAGTTTGATCTCGGCGCCGGGCTCCGTGCCGTTGGTGGCGAAGGGCAGCAGCTGCTCGATCGTCGTCTCGTTGATCAGCATCCGGATCGTGCTCACCGGCACGCCGGCGTCGTCTGCGACCGATACCGACAGGCCCTGGGCGAGCGGCGCCGTCTGCTCGAGGCTGATCAGCGGATCGCCGGGCGCGTCGGGATAGAGCCGGATCTGCGCCTTCAGGGCTGCACCGGTCATGTCGACGCCGCGTATGATGATCTTGTCATCGTACGGCACCCAGCGCTTGGCGCGCAGGTGCAGCACCGCCGGTTCGGTCGGATTGGACATGGTTGCTCCGATTAGGGCGATTAGGGGATGTCGGCGGCGTCGAGCCGGTTGAGGATCGCAGTGATGTCGGCGGCGGTGTACGTGCCGCCCAGCTGGGCGGCGTTGCCGGCGTTTGTCGCGGTGTCGGCCGTCGCCGCCGACGATGCGGTCAGCGTGCCGACCGTGACCGGCCCGAGGATCAGCCAGGGAGTTTCCCCATTGAACGCCCGCAGATAACGGATGCCCACCTGATAGCTGCCACCGGATGCAAGGCCGGTGATTTCCTTGCCTTTGCTGTCCGCGCGCACGGTCACCTGGTCACTCCAGTCGGATGCGCCAACGGGGCGATACGCAAATTCGATCCACATCGCGTTCGATGATTCACATTCGCCCGCGATGATCAGTGAAGGGACGGATCCGCTGCCCGCTGAGACACTCCAACTGCCTGCGTCCGGCGCGCCCGGTTCGGACGGGGTTGACGGTTCGGTGATCGGCGCCGGTACGCCTACCTGTGCCAATGCGATGGGATATTTACTCATATCCTCCGTCAGGAATGTCAGCGTTGGGTGCCCTTTGACTGGGTCCAGACTACGCTCGCGGATTAGGGCGATCTTGCCCGACAGATCGCCCATGCCTTCGGGCAATATCCAGCAATCGCCGAACCGCGCACCGATCCACCGGGGCTTGAGCGGCAACACGATCGGCCCGGCCTCCCGCGCGGCAGCGGCGTCCAGATAGGCCAGCGCCGCCGCCTGGTCGGGCGTGTCGCCGGCAGAGCACTGGACCAGGCCATAATCGATCCGCCGCGTTCTGGTGTCGCCATCGGCGGTGACGGCCGCCGCTACGCTGACCGCGCCGGCGTCGACCATCTCATAATCATGATCAGCCGATCGATAGCGTGGAATGACGGAATTGATGCGGTCCCGGCGGGTCTGCATCTGGGGCAGGGTTGCGTCGCCGACGATATCGCTGCGAGGAATCGTTCCCAGCACCACGCGCGGTTTGCGCACCAGGCAGGCCAGGCGCGCGCCCTGCCACACAGGTTCGCATCCACCGGCCTGCAGGAACAGCTTCAGATTGTTCCACTTGCCTTTGGCCAGGTCGACTTGGCCGTCACAGGTCCATCCGTTAGCGTCGGCCCAGTTGGCGCCCTCGACAAAGCTTGCAACATCGACCGCGTCGATCGGCGAACCGATGCCGCCCATCCGCTTGCCACCTTCCCATCGGCCGATCGCCCAGGTCAGCGCATGTAGCGGCCCGTTGCGGGTGAAGACATAGGTGTCTTCCTGCAGGGCGCGGCACGGACCACTGCCGCCGGGATAGGTGTCGTCCAGGCGCGGGTCATAGGCCAGCACATAGCGGCCTCGCCACGCCATCTTGGGCGTGGAAACCAGCGTATCGTCACCCTTGGCGTCGTACAGCATCGTCAGCTGGGTCGCGGCCAGGCTCGGCAATGTGCTGGCCGACGTCCAGCCCGGCGGGACGCCAACGCCAGTGGACAGCTGCGCCGGCTCGGGGCGAATGCCCATCTGGGCATCCTGCCAGATCCGGTTCTTCCCGCCGATGGCATAAGGACCATAAATGCCACCGGCAAAATTGATGTCATCGCCATCCATGACCGTCTGGTCGATGCCGGCGATTGGGCCGCAACCGCTCAATATGGTGGTGATGGTCTGGTACGGATTTTCGTCGGGGCCGTGGCTTTTCCAATAGACGATGTTGCCGCTGACCTGCGTTTCGCCGACGACATAGGGCACCGCCGCGTCCGGATCGGCCTTGAAACTGGTCTGCGATCCGGCCCCGCTCGAACTGGGGCGCTTGGCAGTCATTGATGCGACCATGCCGGCGACGCTGCTGATGGTGGCGAGCGTGGATACGGACAGGCTTCCTACGCCAGCGATACCGACCGTAGTGGCGCCCAAGGTCGAGAGCGAGGCGCCCAGCGCCAGGCCGCCGATCGCGCCGACACCAGTGGCGACCAGCGCCACCGCGCCGATCGCCAGCGCGGCCTTTCGCGCGAAATTGCTCATTGCGGCACCACCTGCCAGCAGATCAGGTCGGCGCCGGCTTCCAGCCGCAGCGGCCCGGCCTTGCCGTCCTGAAAGCCCAGCACCGCCTGGTTGCCGAGGTAGATGCCCAGTGCATGAAAAGCCTCAACGCCCTCGCCGGCGATGATGTCGCCCTCCATCGCCATCGACAATGGAATGCGGGGCAGCAGCTGGGCATCAAGCGCAGCTGCGAGATCAGCATGACCCATCCGCTGAAGCACGCGGCGTGCGCCGAGCGCGGTCTTATATCCGCCTCGCGCCCCGATCCTCACCTTGCGGCCCATGGCTTTTAGGTGATCGCGCGCAATGCGGGCGCAATCGGCGCTGCCCCACGCGAACGAACGCCCGGTCCATTGATCCAGGGTGGCCTGCGTGATTTCGACCCGGCGGGACGCGATGATCATGAATAGGTCACCTTGTCCTTGGGTTCATTCTGGCCCCAGTAGATCTGCTGGGTCACGCCGGTGACATGATCCAGGCCGCCGGCGTCAGGGAAATAGGTTTTCAGCCAGGTCGGATTGAGCCGGATCCACTCGTCATCCTCGAACAGCCGTTCGAAGGCCGACGTGCAGTCCAGATCGACGGCAAGGGTTTTCGATCCCAGCCTGATGGTCGCGATATCCAGTTCGCCGTCGAAAACCGCATAGGGGTCGGGAATGACCTGGCCGGTTACCATCGAATAACAGGCCACCCACAGCCGGACCCGGCTGCCCTGCAGCGTCGACCAGGGGATGACGTCGATCATGTCAACCGGCGGAATGATGGAGCATCGCAGCGACGGGGCAGATTCCGATGCACCGTCCTCGATCGCGCGCATTGCGGAAAGCACGCCGAACTGTGCGTGGCGTCCCGCAAAGATATTGCCGCTCCACCGCAACACGCCTGCGCCGTCGAGCAGGCGGATTGCGCCATAGTCCGCCGTGTCCAGCTGGAACAGGCCGGCCATGGGGATACGGTCGCCGCTAAGCACGGCGTCCATTTCCGGCGTCGTTTCCATGACTATTCCCGTTCGGTGATCGTGAATTTAAGACCGGCGGTCTGCGCGCGCTGCAGCGTCCATCCCGCTTCCTGGCCGGTCAGCACGCCTTCGATCTGCGGATCGGCGAAATCGATCATGTCGCCATCCGCAGGAATTATGCGGAGCATCGGCCAGAAACTGACGGTCAACGCGCCGTCGGTACCTGTAAGGGCCCTTTGCGTGACCATCTTCAGGTACCTGCGTCCATTATGGATCAGGTTGAAGAACTGTCCCTCCTGCGCGGCATAGCCCCATGGACCGCCGCCGCGCAGCTGCAGAGTTGATCCCTGCTGGTCTCCGCCGTCGACCACATAGGGGCCAGGTGACCGGACATCGAAGCCGGGTTGGGGCCATTTCATGCGGACGTCGGCGCCGATCGACCGGATCAGCGCCGCCACCCATCGCCGGCCGTCCGGCTCGGGCTTCAGCCTGCCGGTAACGACATCGATGGCCCAACGGTCGCCGATCCGGTGCAGGTCGACCGATGACCCGCCCAGGATCGCCTGCAGCGTATCGCCATAGCGCACTGGGCGCGGCACGGTGCCCGGCGCCAACGCGCGGGTGAGAGGCAGCAACTCCGACATCGATTATCTGCCCTCAAGCGATCGCGACGATCCATAGCGGCTTTCCGCCAGCGCGCGGGACGCGCCTTCGGACGCCCCATATTGGCCAGCTGCAGCAGCCATGGCCTGCATTTGCATTAGCAGATCTTCAGTCATCACGGCGTTCCGGAGATCCGGCGCGAAGATAACCGGCGATCCGCTCCCGCCGTTCGACAGGATTCGGCGTGTCTCGGCCGCCGGCGTCACCTTCGATCCGCGCGGCAATTGCACGAGCTCGGGGCCATTCTCGGCAAGCCAGGTCGCGCCGCCCGACGCATATTCGGTGCCGATCGCGGCACCGCCCGCTTCCGCAGCGGCCAGGCCGCGAAGATCATTGATCCCGATCGCCGTCCCAAGCGCGGTGGCGCTGCTCCCGCCAAGCAGGCCAGCCAGGCCGCTACTGCCGAACAGGGTGGGCAGGCTGCCGCCGCTGATAAGGTTCTTCAGCGGATTGATCGCCGCCAGCTTCCAGAGTTCGTTGCGCAATTCCTGCAGGATGCTCTTGCCAGCATCGCCCCAATCCCTGAAATTGTCGGGGTTGAGAACCGTGTCGACCATATGCTCGCCTGCGTCGGTCAGTTCCTCCCAGGCGGCATGCTGCCGATCCAGTATCTCGGTCAGGTCGAGCAGTTCGGCGCGCTGCGCGACCAGCTTCGCCAATTCTTCATCGCTGATCGTGGCATTCTTGCGCTTCAGGTCGATCCTGAAGCGCTCGAGCTCCAGAATGCGAGCTTCCTGCGCGCCAATGCGGCCGCGATAGACCAGTTCTAACTGGGCAAGCTGCAGCTGGTCGCTGCCCTGCTCGTAAATCTCCTTCAGCCGGTTCTTGCGCTCCTGCTCCGCTTCCTCTTCGGCGGCAAAGGGCGCGAGCCGATCCTTGAGATCGGGGAGAAAGGCATTGGCGCGGCTCTGCGCTCGCCAGTTGGTGGCGACGTCGCTGGATAACATCCCCTTGGTCGCAAGGGCCGATATCTGCTCGAGCTCTTCCTTATATTCGCGCGCCGCTGCCGCCGTTGGATCGAACCGCTTTTCCAGCGACGCAAGCGCCTGATCGAGCTCGCGCTGATCTTTGGCGGCCTCGCGCGCGTCCTTGGCGGAATCCCGGCGCGATTGCCCCGCATGCCGCTCACGATCGCGGACCTGCTCCACCTCTAGATTGGCCGCTTTTACGACCTTCGTATATTCCGCTTCGGCAGCGGTGCGCGCGGCCGTCCCTGCCTGGGTCGCCTCCATGCGAATACGTGCTTCGCGCTCGATGATGTCGCGCTGTGCCGTCGCTCGGCCGACCGCGTCTGTTGCCGTCGCCAGTTTCAGCCGTGCATCGCGCAGGCTGCTGTCATTGGTCAGGGCTACGCGCAGCGTCGTCGTGCTCACGCGATTGAGAATATTGTCATAGCGCTCCAGCGACGCGGTGCTGGCATCATATTGCTGCTGCGCTTCGCGGCGCTCGCGATCGAGCAAGGAACCTTGTCCACGTGCGCGCCGATCGCTGATGGGTACGTCCTCAGTCGTCGTGACTGTTCGCCGTGCCCGGCTACCAGGAACGACCTCAATTCTGGTGACCTGGCGCTGTTCGGACCCATCGGCGATATCATCCAGCCGCTTGCGCGCCGCAGCCTGTGCCAAAGCCGCTTCTGCGCGGGCCGCCTGAAGCGTGGCAACGGACTGCTGCATGCGCGCGCCGGCAAGATCGCGTGCGGCTGCTGCGACATCGCCGCTCTTGTCGAGCGCCATGACCCGATTGACTTCGGTCTGGGCATCGGCAAGCGACAGTGTAGACTTGCCGGCCTTTTCGGCAGCGTCACCCCCACTGAGGATATTTTCCGCCAGCATCCCGACCAACGGAATGCCGATGCCAAGGGCTACACCCCAGGGGCCACCCAGTATGCGCGCAAATGTCGCAAATTTGCCCGCGCCGGTTTCCGCGCCGCTGCTCATCACCTGTAGCGAGCCGATAAACTGGGGCGCCTGCATCGAAAAGGCCCGGACGGCATCGGTGCCGCCGGCAACCTGGACGAAGAAGTCCTGCACCTGGTAACCGGCCTGCTGCATGCCGGCACGGAAAGCACCGCTGGCCGCCGTGGCACGCTGGTGACTGTTGACGGTTGAATCCAGCTCCATTTTCAGGCGGGCTTCGGCCTGGGCCAATTCGTCCACCGTCAGGTGCGGCGCCATGGCCTTGAGCTCGGCCATCTCCGCATTGAACCGGTTCTGGGCGGCGGTGACGGGATCCAGCACGGCCTTCAGCGCCGTGGCCTTGGCGATCAGCGCTTCTTCCCGGTTCAACAATTCCTGGATTGCGTAGGCGCTCGCCCGGGCGGACCCTTCGAACTGGGGCAGCCCGCTCGCTGCACCCAGATCCTGTTCGACCCGCCCGCCGCCGGCATAGGATCCGGATGCATTTTCGATCTGCATCTGCAGGGCGGTTTTGGGCATGATCGCCGACAGCTTCGCCGCTTGCGCGGCGCGCCGCCGGTCGGCGTCGAACGCAACGTCGAATGCCCGATCGGCTCGGGACGCCGCACGCTCATAGGCGGACGCTATCCGCTCGGCTTCGCGGGACGCTTCCTGGCCCAACTGCCGGGCACTGTCGCCAATGCCATCGAACGTGCGTTCACCTGCCTGACGGATATCCGCGAGGTCGGATTTGACCCCGGCCTTTCCTTCAGTGTTCAGGCGGATCGCGACGCCTGGCTTACTCGCCATGATCTACCTCCGCCCCATCCGCATCATCGCCGCCATCGCCATTCGCACGCCGAACCAGCGCGGATTCGACGTCTGGCAGGATCTCCGCCAGCAATTCCATGTCGGCGCTGAGCGCCGAGCCGAGCGCCAGAGCGGCGCCATAATCCAGGCCGAACACGCCGCCCATCGGCGCGACGCGCAACTGGCCGCCCAGGCGCGTTACGACGTCCCAGACACTTTCGCCGGCGTCGCTACGCGGCTCTTCTTTGCGGTACGGGCAGGCTTGGCACCTTTGTCCTTCGCTTTCCGCGCCGGCGCAGCTGAGGTTGCAATAGTCATGTCCTGCGTCGCCCTCGCCGAAATGCCATCGGACGAGGGCGCGGATACGTTTTTTTCCGCGTCCTGCAGCGCCCATGGCAGGACATAGGCGTCGTCGGCCGCTTCAACCAGGATCGCGCGCTGCATGAACGTGTCTAGCGCACCTGGGGTACTGGGCTGGATGACGTTGCCGTCGATATCGCCAATACCTTCCCACTCGCGCATGCCGGCGCGGATCAGCGTCTGGCTGAAGATATCGCTCACCCGCTCCTGACGATCGACTTCCTCCAGATCCGGATTTTCATCCAGGAACAGGCGTACGGCACGGCGCGCGGCGCGCACCATGACGCGGTCGATCGGGTCGAAGCGGGCACGCACACCCGGCATCAGGGTCAGCCACCCGTGCGGTGGTTCCTCCAGCCGGATCATCAATAGGTCGCCACATCGTTGGTCAGCGTGGCAGTCAGGCATGGGCCATCCTGTCCGCTCGACTGCCAGTTATAGGTGGCCTGGACGCCGCCCGGGCCGGTGATCGGGTGCTTCACCCGGGGCAGGAACACGCGCGGGCAGGTCAGCACCAGGCTGAAATCGTCGCCAAAGGTCCATCCCCAGCTGAGCTCGACAGGAAGGCCGTTCGACGCGTCCAGACGCAGGATGTCGTTGTCATAGCGCGCGACCAGGCTGCCGCTTGCCGTCGCGGTACCGCCATCGGCATCCTCGATCTCGCCATCCTCCTGGATGGTCTCGATCTTGTCCAGATTGTTGGTGAAGCCGAAATCGGCGGACACGATGCTGCCCAGCTTCACGCCTTCGCGCTCGATCTTGCCGCGCGCCTGCGGGAAGCGGCTCATCTCCAGCACGGCGGCCAGCACCCCGGCGTCGCTGGCACCCGCCGGCTCGCTTTCGCCCTTGCCGACCAGGCTGATCGTCGCGCTCAGCAATCCGCGACGCTGCATCTGGATGCGCAGCTGGTTCGCCTTCAGTCCATAGGACATGGCGTAGCTCGGGCGATCGGGGAATTGCGTCTCTATCGACATGCTGGGCAAATTGACTGCGCCGGACGTGAACACGTGCGCATAGGGATCGCCACTGCCGCCGGTCGTTGCCGGCGCCCCCAGCAGCAGCTTCAGCCAATAGCCGAAATAGCGGACATCGACGGGAACGACCACGTCGCCATCATTGGTCACCACGTCGGGCGTCGGATCATAGGCCTCGCGGCCATTGCCCAGCAGGTCGCTCTCCTGAAGCGGCTGTTCGGCGCCCAGATTACTGCTGGCGAAGGGGAAGCCGCGAAAGCCGTTCGCCGGCGGCGTCCCGTAATTGGTCTCGAATGCGCCCGCCAGTTTGGCGTTGGCGCCGCGTGCGCGACCCATGGGCTATTCTCCTTGGAAAGATCAGTTCAGCGGATTGCTGGTCGAATAATCGGCGATGACAGCCGTCTCGCCCTTGCCGGCCGCCTGCGCGGCGGTGATGAAGATATCGTCGGTGATCAGGGGCTCGGGCTCGATCCATTCGGCCAGGCCGCCCAATGTGCGGTCCGCCTCGATCGCGTCGCCGATCGCCGCTGCCATCTCGTCCAACACCTTCCCGCGGCTGTCGGCCGACGTGGGATAGGCAGTCAGTTCGATCGGGATTCGGTGCGAATAATGATAGGTCAGCAGGCCAAGCGTCACTTCAGGATCGCCCGGATCGCCGCTGCGTATCACCACGCGGCCGCCAGGTGCCAGGCGCGTTGGCGCCGGGTCTTCGTCATCCAATACCATTACGTCGGCGTTGGGTAGGGCGATGGCGGCCAGCGCCCTCAGCGCGGCGATGACGTCGTGACGCTTGGACATGGGCCCTCAACTCAGCAGGGAAACGAGGTAGCGGCCCGCACGATCTGCGGCGGCCTGCAGGTTCAGCCGCAACGGCATCTTCGCCTGGCGGACGAGGACGAACATGAGGACGCGCTTCACTGCGCGCGGAGCCATCCCTTTGCGCCCCTTCAGTCGGCCAGCGCTTGCCTGCCGGAAGCCCCTGCCGTTATTTGCGCCAACGACGTCGATCAGCGCCAGCAGGGAGCCTCGCTTGCCCTTTTGGATGATCAACTCGCTGTTGAAAGTCAGTTCGACTTCCTCCGGTGACATGCGAGTGCCGCGCGCTCGCTTTCCCAGGCTGGAGGCGTAGCTGCCGGATCGCCGCCGCGGCGGGACATTCTTGGTCGGAATCCATAGATAGCCTTCGCCGTCTACAGGGCGGATCGTCACTCCGCGGGAAAAGGCATCAACGATCTGTGGAGCTTTCGACCAGACGAACCCCGCTGGTCCTAGAGAATGTCCGTTCCTGGGATAGACTTGGCTCCGCCACGTCTTTGCCAGCCTCTGACCCATGCCAGCACTCAGGACGTCATTCCGCAGCAATTCCTTCAGATAGTCAGTGGCCTCAGCCATCGCTGCGGTCACATCACGGCCAAGATCCTCTATCGCAGCCCGCTCGATTTCCGCAAAATCGGGCATCGTGACTTTGATATCGAGCATATCAGGCCGGCTGTGTCGGGCAGGTCCAGCTCAGCCCTTCATTATCGAGCAGGCAGTCGCCATTGATGCGGAAATCGCCGGCGGCGATGGATATGACGCCATTATGCTCGGGCATGTCGACGTCGCTGCGAAAGATGACGAAGCTATGCTTGTCCATCACCAGCTCACCGTCGTCGCTGATCTCGCTGGGCTGGCTGTGGATGACACGGATATCTTCCACAGCAGGCCCTGACGGTGGCGAATATCGGCCCGCGACCGACGCGGCCGACGCGCGCAGCGTGGCCATGCCGGTCGCGAACGGATCAGCCATCAGGCTTCAGCCGGAAGGGCCGTGCCGTTGAGGCGAACGCGGCCGATCACTTCGCCGGCGGTGTTGCCGACCGCCAGCAGGGCGACGCCGATCAGGGTGTTGCCCGATGCGACAGTGGTGCAGCGCCTGTTGGTATTGTCCCAATAGATCAGCGCGCCGACCGCCCATGCCTGGGTGCCGATCTTGGTCAGGTCGAAAACGCCGTGCGTCTTCCACTCGCCCTCGGCGCCATTGGCATAATCGGCGCAGGCCACCGCAAACAGCTGGCCGATCAAGGCGCCCTGGCCCGACGTGCGCGCATAGGGCGCGTTGGCGGTGATCGTACCGCCATCCTGTACGAAATTCTTCATGGAGATGCTCCCGAAAGGAGAAGGGGGAGGGGACGGTCAGGCAACCGCCCCCGAGCTCGATCAGCCGCCGTTCTTGTAAAGGCCGCGGTGGTCGATCGTGGCCGCCGCGAAATCGAGGCTGGCCTTCAGTTCGACGCCGTCGACCGTGAAGCCGATCCGGCTCGACAGCTGAACGCCCTCGGCACCTTCGAGATAGGTATATTCGATGGTGTCGCACTGCTCGTTGCCGGCAGCCATGTACCAGGCGGTGGTCGACGCCGCGTCCAGCACCGATTCCACGATCGGCTCGACCGCGGTGCGGCCGCCGGCGCGGAATTCGTTGGTGTCGGTCTGCTTGGCCGGCACATACTGGCTCGACGTATACTGATAGGCCAGCTGCTCCTGGGTGGCCGGCACGATCAGCCAGCGCGGCGCCAGATTGAGCTCTTCCTTCTGCAGGCCCTTCTGCAGACGCATGGCAGTGCGGCCAGCGCCCAGCGTGGTGGCCGAGATGGGGCCGCCGGCGCCGGCCAGATTGCCATGGTCGGCGTGGAACAGCGCCGTGGTATCGTAACTCATCGTCGGATTGGCGGTGAGCTGCGAATAGACGGTGCGGTTTTCCAGGCGGGCGGCCGATCCGGCAAAGCCGGTGGTCATCCGTTCCAGCGCGCGCAGATCGTCGTTGATCAGCGTCTGGCGGGAAATCCCGATGATGCGGCCGTAGGTGACGACGGCATAGCTGACCTTGCCGTCGCTGATCGTGCCATATTTGAACTCACCGGCCTCGTTGACCTTCAGCAGGTCGGGCATGGCCGACGTCTGGATGACGTCGATCGAGCGGAAGTCCGGCGCGTTCGGCGCGCGGCGTGCCCAGCGACGATAGCTGGGCTGATTTTCCTCATAGGCGGCACGCAGGCGACGGTTCATCGCATTGCCCATCAGCGCCGGGAAGTCCGACGTGCTGTGCAGCGCGCGCTCGGCGATCTCATGGGCGGTCATGCCGCGCATCGAAATGCCGCTGGAGCCCAGATATTCTTCCGCCATGCGCAGCAGGCTCATGCCGCGGAAATTGCGCGCATCCGCCGACAGTTCGCTGCCGGGCGACATGCGGTGGAACAATGCATCGCCCATCGCGCGTGCCATTGTCACGCCGTTGCCGGCACTGGCAGGGACACGATTGGCGGTGCGGACATTGCTGTCGCGCTCAGCGAAGCGACGGCCGATATCGGCCATCAGGGCGTCACGGGTGAACGGGTTAGCCTCGTGCCGCTCGATCAGCTCGAACACGGCATCGGTGTCCAGGCCGGCGTTGGTGCCGGCGGTGCGGATAGCCTGCACCGTGACGGCATCGGCCTGGCGCTGGGCGGGCTCGATGGCAGGCGCGGGTGCTGGCGCCGGCGCGGCAGGTTCGGATCGGGTCGTCTGTGCCGGTTCCACCGATGCGGCGGGATTGGCAGCAGCAGCTGCGGGGGCGGCCGCAGCCGCGCCGCCGGGGAGGTTGCGTCGCATATCGTCTTCCTCTTGGTTTCCGTGCGAAGGGTTTTGGGGGGCTGATCGAACCACGGCGTTCGGATCGGCAGGAACGGGGACGAAACTGGCCTCGAGCAATTCCCAGGCGACAGCGCGCCAGGTCTCATGGTCAGTGTCGTCAGTGGCGGTGATCTGCCATTTGGTGACGCGGTACCCGATGGAGATCGCACGGATCTCGCCGGCAGCAACGCGCGCCTCGATGTCGCGGCCCGCTGGCGTATCGGCGAACTGCAGGACACCGATCAGCTGACCGTCCTCGATCCGGACGGAAAGGACACGGCCGATCACGCCGTCGAGCTGATACTGATTATGGGTGTCGAGCAGCGGACAGATGCCGCCAGTCACGCGGGCGAGGTCGATCGCCTCGGCGCTGATCTCCAGCTCTTCGGTGAACCAGTAGCGCCGGACAGCGGAACCCGCCGACAGCACCGCTTCGACGGTCCGGGCAGCGGAATCATAGCTGTCGGGCGTGACCGCCAGGCTGCGGTTACCCCGGCCGCCCGTCATGGGCTGCCGCCTTTCCTCCGGATCGCCGCCTTCCGCCGGCGTATTGCGGGTGAGGACGCCGCCGCCGATCAGGTTGGCGGCAATATCCAGCAGCGCTGTCGTACGGGGGTGGCGGTGGATCAGCGCGGTCAGGCGGCCACGTGCGGGCGGCGGCGCCGGCGGCACCTTGCTTTTGTCGTTCATGATGTCTCCGAAGGTCAGGCCGCCGCGGCGGCATCTTCATCCTTGGCGCTGGCGGCCTGGTCGTTGTCGGGCTTCGCCTGGTTCAGCACCTTGCGGGGGTCGCCATCGAACATGAAGTCGGGGCCCAATATCTCGCCCATGGCCTTTATGTCGTCGGCCAGGCGCTGCAGATGCTCGACATAATCCCAGCCTCGCTCTTCCACGAGCTCGCTGAGCGTGACCTTGCCCATGCGCAGGTTGGCGAGATCCGCCTTGGCATCCTTGTCTGGATCGACCGAAATGAAGCCCGGCGGCGTATGACGCCATCCGCCCGGGATGGCGCTCAGCAGCCCAGCGGCCAAAACGGATTCGGTGAAGCGCGCCACGATCGGCCGCGATGCGCTGTGGATGAAGGCCCATTGTCGACGCTCGGTCCGGCGTCGAAAGCCATGACCGCCCGCACGGAAGCTGGAATAATTTACCCGGCTGAAATCACCGGTCGCCTGCTCGAACATCACGCCGGCGGCCGCAGCGCTCTCCCGCAAATATTGCGTGGCCATGGCATCAACGCCGGAATCGCCCGGCACATTGTTGAAGGTGATTTCCTCGCCCGGCCGCAGCCGCTGCAGCAGACCCGGCTCCATCTTCTGCGTCTGGGTGCCGTTGGGCGTCTTGCCCGGCTCGGTGCCGACCTGAATATCGCCATCCTGGCTGGTGATGAAGCCGACCATGCAGGCTGCGATGCGTTTGCGCACCAACTCCGCCTGGAAATAGCTGCGCAGATCCTGCAGCGTCAGGATCGCCGGCGCCAGCACCGGCATGCCGCGATCCTGCCCAGGCCGAAGCTTGTCGAACAGATAGACCAGCTCATTGGCGGGCACCCGCTCGCTGGTCATACTGAACGCGCGCCAGCTCGCCACGTCGCCGGGATGGGCGGGCAGCAACCAGAATGCGACGCGGCGGCCCTCGCTGTCATATTCGATGCCGCGATCGATCCAGCCGCCGTTGGCGGTCGTGCCGGTCTTCATCACGTCGATGAAATCGGGCTCCAGCAGCTGCAGCTTCAGCGGTGCGCGCGTGGCAGAGGCATCGAACTGCTGACGTCGAAACCGTACGATCGCCGATCCGCTTTCGCGCTGCGCCTTCTCGGCCGACCAGCACAGGCCATTCAGGTCCTGGTCGCCGTCAAAGTCGCATTCGTCGACAAAGCCGCTCCACAGATCCTTGACCCGCTTCAGGTTGCGGCCCTTCAGGCCGATCGGTGCAGACACGATCCCGGTACCGACAACATGGTCGGCAATCGTCTCGACGATCTGCAGCGCATAGCCATTGTTGCGCACCAGGTCGCGGGATCGATTGCGCACGACCTCCTCGGCCGTGGCGATCTCCGCATTGGCGCTGCCGCCAGCAGCCTGCCAGCTGGCGGTGCGATGGTCGCGCTTGGCGCCATCATAGGCGCGCGCGTGAATGTCCATCGCCCGCCGGGCCTGCATCCGGCGCATGCCGGATACGGGGGACAGCCAGCCAATCGCGGAATCGAGCCACGTCATCAGAAGCTGGCCAGGAACCCGCGCGAATTACCGCTCGATGCCGGCGTGACCTCAGCCTGCATGATGGTCAGCGTCTCCCGCATTTCGGCAAGTGTGCGATACTGGACTTCACGACCGTCGGCGTAACGTACGCGCAGCGCGCCGGTGGCGATGGCCTTCTTCAGTTCGTCGATGTCAGCCTGGGTGAACAAGGCAATCTCCTCTACAGCCAGCTGCTCTCGCCGCCGCCAATCCATCCGCCGCCACGATCGCCCCAGCCTTGCGGCTCGGCGCTGGTGATGACGGGCTCGGGGGTCCATCGTGCCGCGACTTCCGCGACACGGTCATTCAGTCTGAAGCCGAAGTGGATCAGGCCCTGCAGCGCGGCATAGGCATTGACCCGGCAGTCCAGCGCCTCGTTGGCCTTGCCCTTGGGGCACTCCCAAACGGTGAACCGCTTGCCGGCCGTGATCTTCAGCGCCAGCCGCTCGACCAACAGCTGTTCATACCAACTCAATTCGCGCCGGGCGTGGAAGTGGCAATAGCCCGCGCCCGGCTCGGTCAGCGCCAGGCGTGACCTGATCGTGTCCTTCGCGGCGTTGGTGCCGACGATGACGGGCTTGTACTGGCCTTTCTTGCGGTTCGTCGGCTTGACCGTTGGCCAGACCGGCTGCCGCGCACCACCACGTTCCGATGCACCCTTGGTCGCCCAGATCTTGCGGCCCAGGCGCGCGCGCGAAAAGCGATAGACCTCCTGCGTCCGGTGACCACCGGAATCGATGCAGGCGGCTTCCACCGTGAACTCGCGGCCATCTGCCCGGCGGAACCGGCGCAGCAGCTGCTCGTCCACACGATCCCAGAGCTCCTCCTTCGACGTGTCGCCCTCGATGACGACATAGCCGATCGACCAGCTTTCCTCGTTCGTGCCCCAGCCAGTAAACTCCAGTTCGACGCGATCGTCCTGTGTATCGCCGCCAACGGTGATGACGCCGACGCCGTCCGGAACCTCGCCCGGCCATTGCTCGGCGCGCGATGCCAGCGCTTCGGCTTTCAGATCCTTGCCCGTCGCGCGGCGATGGGGGCGACCGCGCTGCGTGTTGTCGAACACGACGCGCAGATCCGGATCATCCTTGGCTGCAAGCCATTTGGCCGCCTGTTTGGGCGGCGCGTCCTTTGGCCAGGGCGAAAACAACTTGCCGGCGGTGAAGCTGGCATGCTCATTGTCCACCGCCCAGCTGCCGCAGTCACAGCAGCGGGCCCGATAGACGGCGTGACGATCGCTGCTCCACCAATCCCAGATTGCGGCGACCGGATCTGCAGGCCTCGCCTCCTCCGGTGCCTTCCATGCTTCCACATAGGCGGCGGCAGGATCCTGATGCTTGCCGCAGCACAGAAATGGCCGCGTCTGATGCCAGCGGGTCGTTGCCAGCGCCTTCAGTCGCTCGCCTTCGCTCCAACCGGTACCGCATGCCTCGCAATAGATCTGCGCGGTCTTGGGGAAGTGAATGCCGCTGTCGGCGTCCTTGTCCCAATGAACGTGGCGAAAGAACTCCAGAAAGTTGCGGTGGCCGCAGTGCGGGCATTTGACGGATGCCTGCCGCTGATCGCCGTCCAGGAAGCTCGCCTCGATCCGGCTTTCGCCCTCGATCGTCGGCGAACATGCCCGCACAGACAGGTAATTGGCAAAGGTCGCCTGGCGCTCATCGCCCAGGCCAATCGGATCGCCCTCGCGCGTGATGACATATTTGTCCGTCTCGTCGTACATGGTGATACGGACGGGGCGGCGGGCCAGATTGTCGGGAGAGCCCGCGCCCACCATGGCGAGGAAGCCGCCAGGGAACGCCTTGTAGGTCAGCGTCTCGTCGGCCGACCGGCTCTTTTTCGATCCGACCAGCTCGCGCAGGACGGGGGTAGACCGGATCAGCGGCCCGATACGCTCCTTGCTGAAGGCCTCGACCGCCTCATCCTTTGGCTGCACCAGCAGCATGGGGCAGGGGTCGAGGTGGGCATGGAAGCCCGTGATATTCTCGATGAAGGCGGTCTTCATCAACTGGGTGCATACCATCAGGGTGATGACATGCACGCCCGGCTCTGTCGCCGCGAGCATGGGCCCGCGCGACGCTTCGACGGTCGACGTCCGCCATTTGCCCGACGTCGATCCAGCCTCCTTCGCCAGCCTGCGATATCGGTCCGCCCACTCCGGCACGCTGATGCGCGGCGGCGGCGTCATGCCGCGGCGCCACGATCGCGCTAGGCGCTCAGCTTTCTCTTCCGGCAAACTCCGGGTCGGGTTCGCCAAGGTCGTTGAGCAGCTGCTGGACATGTTTATTGAGCGTCTCCACGACCGGATCGGCGGAAACGCCGAGCTCGGCCGCGATCAACGGCCCCACGCGCACAGGCCAGTTCATCCAGGCGTCGCGAAATTGCCGTGCCTGTTCGAACAGGACGGCCTCTGCCACCTCCAGATCGACGACATCGCCGGCGTCGCGGCGCATCGCCAGCAGATGCTTGCCGGCCAGCGCATTCTCTTTGACCATCTCGGCCGCGCCGGTGATCGCGAACCGTCCTGCCAGAACCGCGGCTATGAAATCTTCGTCGCCGAGTTCCGCCAGCGCCATAGCGGAGCTGATGGTGTCCGCTGTCTTGGGTGCGGACTTTTTCGGTTTGTCCGCACCTTTGTCCGCACCAGGGGCGGCCTTCCTGTTGGCCTTGCGCCAACCCGTTCCCGCCTGGGAAGCGTCAACCTTCCCGTCTTCGGAAACCCGCAGTTTTCCTTGCTTTATCGCCCTGCGGACAAGCGCTTCATTGCACCCATCAAGGACAGCAAATTTCCGAATGGCGACGAAGTCTTCATCTGCGGACATTTTGGTGCGGACACCTTTCACAATCCGTAGCTGGGCACTTCATGAGCCTTTGCTGCCCGTGATTCTCGGGTGGGGGAAGGACCCAGACCGGGGGGGAGGGGGTGGCCCCCCGTCCGGCTCAGGCGATCAGGTTGGTGACGTTGGTGCGAACCCGCGCGGCCCTCTCGGCCTCGCTCACGGCCTCTGCGGCAGAGGCAGAGGCCTTTTCCGCTTCGAGGCGCAGTTGAAGGGCTCGGTTCGAGAGGTCGTCAGCCTTGGCGTTCTGCGCCGCTTCTGCAAGCGCCAGACGATCAGCGACCTTTGTCAGGACGGATACGATGCCATCGACGGATTTGGTGGGGAGAAGCAGGGCGATGAGACCTGCGATGATGCTGGACGCGTTCATTGTGTCAGTCCTTCTGATCTGCCGGCGTGCCGGCTAAAGCTGCGTTGATAGACGTCTCGACCCTGCCCAGTGTCGGCTACGCCTCACGAACGGTCGTCACGCTGAGATCGGCGATCACGCCATCGCCTGACGCTTCGACATTGTGGACGTCCATATTGACCAGCACGAAGCCCGGGACATAGAGCGCATCATCGTCCAGCGTGTCGAGCCAGGCGCGATTGGCCGCGCCCTCGACCTGCATGGAGATGGCATGATCGACCAGATCATAGCGCGGATGGTTCACCGGTGTTGAGCCATCGCCAATGAAGTCGACGGTGCATCCGGCCATCTCGGCCGAGCGCTCCAGCTCGCGCTTCAGCCGGTCCATGGCCATCACCACGAAGCTCATCCCGCCGACACGTCGATCGTGATGCTGGTCCAGGGCGCCTGTGTGTTGGCGCGCTGATACATGCGGATGTAGCGCTTGGAGCCAACGATGCGGAAGCTGTCGCGGATCGCCTTCATCCCGTGCAGCCACCGCTCGTCGGTGATGTCCAGGCGGAGCAGCGAGAACAGATCGCTGCGGTTGATCCGGCCCTGGCTGTCGACGGCAAAGGCGCGGTTGATGATCGCGCGGATCTCGATGCGGCTGTCGGCCGACCATTCGCGCAGGCACTCATCGACGATGCCTTTGGCGACCTGCAACTCGGGACCGAACTCGATGGCCTCTGCCACGGCCACGACGATCTTGAACAGGCCGTCATAGCTGGTGAAGGTGAGGTTGCCCTTCGATCCGCCACGCTTGGCCTGATATTCCTGCTCCAGCAGTTCGACGAACTCGTCGACATCGTCGAAGCTATGCTGGCGAAACCGCGCGACCTGGGCAGAGAGGGGGAGGGCAAATCCGACGATCTTGCGGACCAGCTCGTCCTGCAGCTTGTCGGCCGACTTGACCGCGCCGTCGGGGATCAGCCCGCCGTCAGCGTTGGTCCAGTAGATCGCGCCATCGATCTCGCGGCGCCCGGGCGGGGGAGACACAGCGCCGTCGCCGGGGGAAGCGCTCGCTGTGCCGCCGGGAGATACGCCGGTCATGCGCAGGCGCTCCCGGCGATGCGCTGGGCGGTTGGACAGGCGGGGTGACCAGATTGCGATCGCGCAACGTGGCCAAGCAAGGCGCGCATCAGCTTCTTGCCGACGCGCATCTCGCCCTCGCCCTGGGCAAGCCGGTGCAGCTGGGCGAGATCCTGCCCGTTCACGCTGCAGCTGCCTTGCGCAGGTCCACGATGCGCGGCCAGCGATAGCCGATCGGCTCCATCTCTGGTTCGGGGCTCAGGATCAGCCCGCCGCGCGCGACGCGCATCGGCCGCTCAATGCCCAGTGCATCCTTCATGATGCGATAGGGCGTGCGACCATAGCCGCGCGCTTTCAGGCCGCGGATCTCCATCCGGCGGGGGAGGCTGCTCATGGGCTTTCCTTCAGTACCAGGCTTCGGACTTGTTGCCCTGCGTCCGCCGATAGCGCGGCTTTCCGCTCGAAGGGGGCGACGATGGAAGCGGCGATGGCCCGGGCCCGCTCTTCCAGGTTCGCCAGACGATCGTCGTGGCGGCCACGGTGGGGCAGCAGGGCATCGTGGATCAGCCGGTCCAGCGCATGGCTGGCATTTTCAAGGCTTTCAGGGATCGAGGGCCGGGGGGAAGCTCGATCGTTCGTGGCCATGGCGGGCCTCCATCGACGCAAAAAGCCCGCCGACCTGGGGGATCGACGGGCTCTGGACGCAGTTCATGCGGGGTCGGATTTGCCAGTTACGTGGCCATTTGGGGAGGCTCGTTTTCGTAACGGCCCGCATTTTCTTCAGCGATTGACAAAATGTACCATATATGGCACATGCAAGCCGACCGGGCAGTGGTCCGGGTGTATGCTCAGATTGAGCAGAAGGTAACCGCGGCAATAATGCCGCAAAACCGCGGCGATCCCGCCGCATGTAATGGAGGACCGTATGAGAAAGAGACGATGTTAGGAGCCAAATATGTACCAGGTGGTGTTTTATCGGACTGCAAGCGGTAACGATGTAGTCCAGTCATTTCTTCGCAACTTACCCAGTGACGATAAGAAGGCGGTTGGCGCAGACCTCAAGACATTGCAGTTCGGATATCCCATTGGGATGCCGCTCTGTAGGTCATGCGGCCCTAAGCTTATGGAGCTTCGCAGCTCTTTGCCTTCCAAGCGAGAACTTAGGCTTCTCTGGTTTTTCGACAAGGCATCACAGCAGATTGTGGTCGTGCATGCCTTTATTAAGAAAACCCAAAAAACGCCAAATCAGGATCGCGAACTGGGGGAAAAGCGCAGGAGTGAATGCGAGTAGGAGTATAGAATGGTGGAAACAAGGGATCGGCTTGATCCCCGCGAATTTTCGTCTCTCGACAGCTGGCTGGATGAGGAAGGCATTCGTGAAGAAGTAACCGCCGTGGCGATTAAGCGTGTAATCGCCCATACCCTTCGTGAGGCAATGAAAGAACAGGGCCTCACGAAGGCTGCCATGGCATCTAGAATGCAAACCAGCAGAACCCAGCTTGATCGGGTGTTGGATCCCAACGAACATAATGTGACGCTTGATACGCTCGCACGCGCTGCGAACAGCATTGGGCGGAAGCTGGTGGTGGAACTGGTTTAATTCAGTTCCGCCCCTTTTTCAGTCATACTGGTACCCGCGACTTGAGCGGTGCCGCCTGCGCTTCACTGCTGACAAGTCGGCCTATCCGCCTGACTGTCGAACCGCGTTCCTAGAACAGGCCCGCCTGCGCGGCGGCAACATCCGCCTCGCTGACGTCCCGGCGCACGTGCATATGAATCCGCGCCCACAGGTGAAGCCCATCGACCAGCATCTTGCGGGCCCGGCGTACATGCATGCCATGGGCGGCTGCGGCGCGGACCAGGCCGACATCATGCACGATGACATCCAGCAGCATGGTGGCGCCGGCGCCGATCTGCGCGCGCCAGCGGGAATAGGCCATCTCGCTCCAGACGGCGCCGAGTGCTTCGTGAAAGGCATGATCATGGCGGGCGTCGTCGATCCGTGCTTCCAGGCTGCAGGTCCGAACGTTGGCCACGGCCATGATCCGCTCGGCCGCCGCCGCTATTTCCTGTGACCAGGCCAACTCGTCATCCGACAGATATCCCGACGCGTGCAGTCGCGCGATCGCGCCGGCACGGCGCTGTCGATGCGCCTCATGCGTTTCTGGCGTCCCCGCATTTTTGTGATGCCATCGGTCGAGCAGCTTCGCGCGCGCCTTGCGGAAGCCGCGCTCCTCGATCGCGCGCGCGGGATGGCGCCCCGCCCACGCGCGCCGGCCCATCTCCGCATGGCTCAGCCCTTTATAAGGACCTTCCTTTATCAAATTCCCCGTCATGCCCGTCCCGCTCATCAGATTGGCCGGCACCATGCACGCACGGGTGCGCGGGCGGGAGGCTCGCATTCGTAACGGTATCTGCGCTGACGACCAGGCGGCCGTCCTGGTCCAGGTCGATCAGGGGTGTGCCCGGCGGGTTGATGATATAGCCGCGTGCTTCCAGTTCTCGCAGCACCATGTCCGCATGATGGCGCGAAGGGATGGTACCGCCCTTTTTGCCGGGCGTGCGATGAACCAGCTGCTCGCGCTCCAGCTTGCGGATTGCGTCCTGTACGCGCGCCTTGTTGGTGTGGCATGCGGCCGCGATCGCGGAGAGCGACGGCCCGGAAAGGTAGCGATCATGATAGTCGCAAAGGAACCGATAGACCTGATCTTTCCGGCTCGGCATGTCCGGCGCCAGGCGGACCGCCTTGATCTCCATGCTCCACGCCTCCCTGCTTGCGGGAATGTATGGAGGATACGCTTGAAAATCCAGTAAGTCGGCCGTCTCAGATCAATGCTGGGTTGAAACGCCGGGCTGTGTATCGCCATCGGATGCGATCCGCTTGAAAAGCTCGACGATAGACATCGGGCAGAACTCGGGAAGGGTGAAGATGACGCGTTTCACCACTTGGAATTTCGGCCCCTCAGCCAGTCTGTTTGCTTTCAGCCAGGGAAGCTTTGCGACCACGCGTTCTTCCAAGGGGTGAGCGGGATATTGCGCCATTGCTGTCGGCACTTCGATGCTTCGCCCATTTCGGTAGAGGACCTTTGTGATGTCCCCGGCCTTGTCGAAGCCAAGTGTGTCATATGCAATGACGTCAGCCAACTGTTGTAGTTCCGAGTCAGGGCATTCTGTGACTTGGGTAATCCTAGGGTGGGGTTCTGGGAATTTGCGCTCATAGATCGCGAGCAATGCGAGCAGCAGCGGATCCAGAATTACGTTTTCCAGCGCATAATGCGTGCCTTCGGCCAGCACGAACACGGGGCCTTGGTCTTCTGCTTTCAAATCCCAGTCGACGACACCGTAAACATTCCCCTCGGTGACACCATGTACGGCGCTGACGATCTTTCTCACAATCGCGCAACCAGTGTTGATGTCGGTTTCACCGACTTTGACGTCCTCGGTCGAAGGTTTGATCTTAAGTCCGCAACTGGAGAAAACGAGGTTCCGGGGCAACCCAAGGTCAGCGGCCAGTACGCCGTGCAGTTCATTGAGAACCATTGTATCGACGTCGCTTTCGGTGAAAACCTGTCGATTGGCATTGACGTTGATGGATAGCGTCGGAATGCCGAAAGTCAGTTTTCTTATGGCCGTCTGGCGGTCGATTTTCTGAGGCGCGGTAACACCTTCCAGCTTCTCATAGATGCAGTCGCCCGGAGCAACGGCAACGGTGGTGGGGGTGTGCGTGGCGATGATGCATTTTATTCCGCGCTTCAGCACGAACTCTCGGTGGATCGCTTCCAGCCATGTTTGCACCATCGGGGGGTGTAGGGACGCGTCGACTTCGTCGAGCAACAGCAGCTTTGGATGTGCCTTCCTCATCGACCGCGGATCTCCCTGAAAGAAGGACAGCAGGAAGCGCAGGATTGTCGTTTCGCCCGATGAGAGGCTGCTGATGTCGACCATGGCGCCGGTCTTTGTATGTCTCAGACGAAGTGGCCACTTATCAGATTTTATTAGATTGGTATCGTCATTATGAGGAATTGTGTAAGGCAAATTAAACTGCTGCATCAATTCAGATAGCTCATCTGCTGGGTTTGGCCCGTATTTTTTTATAAACTCTTCATTCGTTAGGGCGGGCTGGCCACGGTGTCGCGCGTATCTCACTGTGTGAATGTCATTTTCTAGCTCAAGAACGTTGTATCTATGGAGGACGTCGGCAAAATTAATTTCCAGTGAATTGACATCTATTCCTTCTACGTAAATTGAGAAGTCGTCATACTTTACGTCGAAAACTGAACATTGGAGTGTTTCTGCTGTCGCGCGCAGAGCACTATTGAATTGGGCTGAGGCATGATCGTAGCGCGCGCCTCTGCCAGGGAACGCATTTTCGGCCTCTGTGAAGGCGTCTCGTACAGCATGTTCTGCGTCTTCCACTTCAAAAGCTGTTATGAAATGTTCAGGGCCAAGGCTCCATTCGTCCCAATCTTCGGGAAGAACCTTGTCATCGGTAGCGAGAATTCCTGTTAGGATGCGACGAGGCGTACTGAGCGCTGAGGACCGCCGCGCATCGAAGCTTGCCTGGTCCAATCTGAATTCTGGCGGAGGGATTTTCTGCCATTTAGCAAGATCCGACACTCCAGCGATCGAAATTGCCATGCTATCCAGCATGACAACGTCTTTGAGCTTTCCTCCAGTTTTAACATCGAGATCTTCAACGGAAATATTTCCATGCATTATACTCTGCAGGAGCTGGCTTTTGCCTGATCCGTTCGGTCCAATAATCACCGTAAAATCGGGAAGTTCAAAAGGATCGCTGCATTTGATGGATCGATATGATTTAGAGCAAATTAGCTTCAAGTCACTCCCTCCCCTGTTGGTGTGAGTTGCGCAGGCTCGCTGGATGATAATCTTCTGAATGCGTAGTTATGCAGCTGGTATCGACGGCGGTAAAGTGTGGTTGATCATGGCAGTGGATCCAGCATCTCCAGGATCCGTCCGCGCACGGCTGAAATGGCGTCGGCGGCGTCATCCGTCCGATCCTCCCAATCTTCGCCGCCCAATGTGCGGGCGACCTCCTCGACGATCGCAGCATGATCGCTGACGGCCGCGCGAATGATCGCGTCGATTACACGGACCATGCGAAAACTCCCGTCGATCTCGACGGAGGTGCCATGACTGCTCACGCTTTCGTCGCCCAGCTGCCGGCGCAATTCGTCCAGCGCCGCATCGGTTACCTTCTGTCGGAAGTCATCCATCGCGATCATCCTCCTGTTGAACTGGTTCGACCCGGCCGCCCTGGTACCGGCCTTCAACGCTCGAAATAGCGTGACCGCGCGAGGATGGCCTCGCCCTGCGCGGTAAGGATGTCGCCGCCCAGCAAGGTGCGGATCAGATTCTTGTTGATCAGCTCCGCGCGAGATCGGGGCGCGATAGCCAGGCCGCGCTTGACGCGGTGAAGCGCAAGCAGATCTTCGTCGGTCAGCCGCAATTGCCTATCCATGCTCGCTGCGCCTCCCGCGACAGGAAAGGCAGGGGCCGATATCGGCAAGGGTGCCGCCGCCGCTCACAGCAGCTTCACCGCCACGACCAGCATGATCAGGATCAGCGAAGCCACAACCATGCCGCCGCTGAAGATTTCCGGCCGCCTCATTGGGGGGCCGTTTTGATGGACAGGATTTTTCGCTGGGGCTTGGTGGCGTGCTCTGCCGCGTCCGCCTTTTGCCCGGTTGCTATTCCCCCCTCATTTCGGTCGGCGCAATCACCCCTTTGCTTGATGATGTCCGCCAGATCCCCGTTTTCAACAGCATGATCCCCCGATCTGCTCACCTATTTTCTCCCGCTTGAATCTGATCGTTGATGACGGCTTACTGCGGTCGGTCCGCCTCCGGATCTATTCCCGCGGCAATGAGACTTCTTTCGAGCTCCAGTTGTTCTTTCTTCCGTTCATCTCTCGGTGGAGAGGAGGTGGTCGCATAACTCCCTTCCTTTGCTTGTATCGAAGGCTGCTGCACGGAAGCTCGATGCTTCGGTTCGATATGCTGATCCCTTTTATTAGATCTATCCGCACCGACCGTTGGGCCTAAGCTTACGCTGCTGCGCAGTTCGCTATGGCCAGCGCTTCGAGCAGCGTTATCTGCGGCATCGATCGCTGAGTTCATGGCCTCGTCTGCAGCCCGCGCGGCATTTTCAGCTGCACTTTCAATATTGATCTCATCGGGCACGGTCTGCCTCGTCACTCCCGTAATTCCAAAAACGACCAGAACAATCACCCCGACAACGATCACGCCACCTATGATACGCTTGTTGCGCTCAACTTCATCTGGAAGAGGGGAAATGTGACCATTCGCATCCGCAACAGGACTTCTCTGATCTGGCGCAGCTAGTGTGCCCGCGACATCGTCTCTTTCTGCGACTGTTGGCCTCGCAGCTGCATTGCCACGCAGCCGACCGTCCAATACCCCGCCAACAAGCAGAATGCAGCCACCCAAGAAGAGCATCCCTCCACCATGGAATACAAGCTCCCGTAGTTGTGCGCGCGGCATGTTGTAGGTTGCCGTGGAGCGGCCGGAGCCGACGAGGGAGCCGCTATATGGCATCGTCACCATTTCTGGGGTGGTGACCGTCGACGGCATGAACATCAGCGCGAAGGCAGCGATCACAAAGCCAATGCCGATTAGACCTAGTCCGCAATACTTCATCCGTCCCCCCAACATCGATGCGATGGATGCCGTCGCTCAAGCCTTAGTCTTGGGAGCTTGGAACTCATGACCGCAATGTTTGCATACCAGTGCATCCGGTTTCACCAACTCGGCGCAACGTGGGCATTTCTTGCTGTCACCGGCGGCGATTTTGGCGGCATCGGCTTTTTGCTCGTTGCCCATGAAGAATGCTGCGATAATTCCAAATGGGCCGAATAACAGACCGACTACAAAGCCGATGGGGCCACTGCCGCCTTTGCTAGAGGCAATCATCGCCGCGATCCCGCCGCAGACGAGCCAAACAATTACGAACTCCATTTCCCCCACCCCTATGATTTAATGGATGCGTGTCATCGTTCCTCGCCGTTATCCAAGCCAGGCTCGCTGTCTTCCCCCCGATAACCCCGCGAGGGGGCATGCACCGTGTCTGACGGCGTGCCACCTCCCGCCATCGACCGCGCTATTTGCAGCAGGGCGCGGCGATCGGCCGGGGCGAGGTGACCGAAGTGTTCCATCATTTCCCGAGATTCAGAATCCGCAGCAGGGGGAGCGGGCGCATCCTCGTTTGGATCATCGACCTCGCCCTCTAGGTAGGCTGGCGTCGTCCCCAGTTCGCGCGCAATGCGATGCAGATAGCGCGAGCCGCTACTGGCACCTTGGAATAGCTTGGCAATCGTCTGTTGAGAGACGCCCACGCGCCGCGCCAGTTCTGCTTGGGAGATCTGGCGCTCTCCCATCACATCTCGCAGGCGGTCAGAATAGATCATCGCGCGATTTTACACCCGTGGTTGTGGCACGAAATTGAATTTGTGCTCTTGACTGGCCATCAACCTAGGTTGTAACAACCCTGTATGAATCAGAAATCACCCATGGTTGTTACTGCGCCTCGCATTGCTGAGGCTTTGGGGTCGCAGTCGGCGCTCGCCAGGCTTTGTGGTGTGAGCCAGCAGTCCGTATCTAAATGGGTGCTGCGCAATAAGGAGCTTCCCGCCGAACATGTTCTCGCCGTGGAACATGCCACCGGCATTTCGCGCCACGATCTGCGCCCGGATATCTACCCGCGCGAGGCCAGCGCCGCTGCCGGCGACGATCGTATCGAAGGGGTGCGGCCATGAGCTCACCCTTCACGCCCGAACAGGAAGCGCGCTTGGTCGAGCTCATCCGCGAGCACTGCAAGCCTTACGATGCGGCGCTCGACGTGGTCATGGCTGTGACTGAGCTCTCGCGCCAGGCGACTGTGTCGCGCAGCTGGCGCTTTGGGGTCACGCGGTCGGATCGTCCAGTCGAAGATGCTGGTGGAGATCCGAAATGAAGCGGCCCACCTCGCCCTCTTGGCCGCTGCCTTGCGCAGCCACGGCGATCTGCTTGCAGGTTTCATCGAAATGCTCGCGGCTGATCGCGCCGGTGCGGACCAGCCCTGCCAGTACGCCGCGCAGGATGACTGCTGTCGCCTTGTCCATGAAGTTTGCCTTTCGTGTGGTTGTGGCATTTCACACGATAGCCGGAAGGGGCCGGGCGTCCAGCCCGGCCCTGGAAGGTCCAATTTCTCTGCGCGCGCGCCGTTCATATTCCGGCGCTATCGCCGCTGCACCGCCCCGTCTCGGGCGTTCGCCGCACGCTTTTGCCCGCTTCCTTACCCCCGGCTCCCGACGTCGACCCGACTTCGCCGGGCAAACTGCCGCCGCCGGCACTGATCTGAATAACCGTCCGGCGGCGGCTCTTCTCTTTCCGATGGGGCGCGCCGGTCGCTCCGGATCTGCTGCAGCCAATCTGGTCGATGGCGCGCGGTCCATCCCCTGCCTTCGGGTCGCACCTTTGCGGGGAGCCGGCAAATCATGACCCTGTCACGTCCACCCTTGTCCCTGGATGCCGCGCTGGCGCGCATCGCTGGCCAGCTGCCCGGCGATTGGGAAAGAATGGCCGCGCTGACCGGCTATCAGAAACGTACCGTCCAGAAATGGGGGGCGTTCGATGTCGCCTCGGATGAGGGGGAGGCGCGGGACATTCCGATGCGCGCCGCCATCGTCCTGGATATCGAATATCGCCGCGCCGGCGGCGCCGGTCGCCCCATCTACGACGCCTATGGCTATCTGCTGGGTGTCGACGAGGAAGAGCGTTTTGCCGATGCCTTCGACATCCTGCGCCACGCGGTCGATGTCGTGCGCGAAGTGGGCCAGGCCAAGGCCGCCCTGCTCGAGGCCGCTTTGCCCGACGCGACCGACGCCGATCGGCGCGATGCGCAGCGCGAAATCATCGAAGCGATCGAGGCGATGAAAGCCGCGCTGCTCAATCTGGAGCGGCAGACGCCGCCGCGCCTGGTGGCGCCGCCGTAAGGCGCGACCAGCGGCCCCCGCCGAAACGAACCGCCACCAATGCCCGGCCGGCCCGATGCGAATGCGCGCTTTCGGGAAGGCTTTTCTGTCGCCCGGAGTATCGTCATGAAAACCGATCGCCTGCTGCTGTCTGAGTTTCGCGCCGCCCTCCATGACATGGACAGCGACCTGATCGGCGTACGTCTGAATATCTGTCCCGGCGCCCGCTCCGCAGCGATCGAGCGGGCACGTGCCCACCTCCGCGCAGCAATCGGCGAACTGACCGACGTCATGGCTGGTCCGCTGCTCGGGGATCGGACGGCGGCATGATGACGCCGGGCAGCTATCTCAAACTGCGCCGCCAGGCGGCGGGCCTGTCGGTCGACGATGTCGCCGGCCTGGTCCATACCGCCCCGCATCTGGGCGCCTTCGATCGCTCCGCCTGGATCGGGCGGATCGAAAGCGACGTCGCCGCCATCAGCCCGGATGTCGTGCGCGCACTGGCGTCCGCTTTTCGCTTCGATCGGCGTGTGCTGCTGCGGCTGATCGATCTGCGCAGCTACGGCACCGATATCGGCGTCACCCCGCGCATCTGCGCAATCTGCGCCTGCAGCGACGCCGATCCGTGCCTGGACGAACAGACCCACCGGGCCTGCGCCTGGGTCAGTGCCGATCTCTGCAGCGGCTGCGCGCCCACCGCGAAAGAGGAGACCGCCCGTGCGGCCTGAAACCATCCATCCCATGGGCTGCGAATGCGGCCGTTGCAACGCGCCTCGCCGCCATCCGCTTTATCAGCAACCGGTCGTCGATCCGCGTGACATCGATGCCGCGCGCAAGGGGCTGATCGCCGGGCTCTGGGTCGGGGGCATCCTGACCGCCAGCAAATTTGGCCCCTCCATCATCGACTGGATGACGTCGCGGTGACCATGTCCCTTTCCCGTCAGGATATGCAGTCCATCGAACGCGTCAGCCAGGCAATGTCGTCCGGCTTCATCATGGCCGGCAGCACGATCATGCTGCCCTTCGCCAATGATCCGCAAATCAGTCCGCTCGGCATGCTGCTCGGCATCGCCCAGGCGCACATCGATGGGCTGGCATCCGCGCTGACCACGCTCGAGCCCGAAACCCGCGAAAACATCATCGCCACCGTCCCGCAGCAGCTGCGGGCGATTATCGAAAGGACGCAAGGATGAGCGAGGGCAATATCGCAGCCGACCAGCTGCGCCTTCTGATCGAGCGCATCGAGCGCCTCGAGGAAGAGAAGAAGGGCCTCGGCGACGACATCAAGGACGTCTATCTGGAAGCCAAGGCGACCGGCTACGATGCCAAGATCATGCGCCAGATCATCCGCCTGCGTAAGATGCAGCCGCATGATCGCCAGGAGCAGGAGGCCATCCTTCAGACCTATCTCGCTGCGCTGGGGATGGAATGATGGGCGCAGCGTCCGAAATCCTGCCGCCGATCGACAGCGCGCCGCTCGAGCCCTTCGCCATCCCGATCCTGCTGGACGAAGAGGGCTATGCCTGGATCCCGCACGGCTTTCGGGCCGGCTTGTTCATGTGGATGCATGTGGGCGAGGGGGCGGCCATCGGCTGGGCGCCCATCCCTGAACTGGACAAGGCCCTCGTCACCATCTGGGGCGGCAACCCCTTCGCGCCCACGGACGAGGCGATCGCCTTCGTCGTCAGCCGGCGCGGCCTGCGTGGCATCATCGACATGCTGACGTCGATCGAGCGGCAGATGGAGCCGCACCCATGAACGAGCCGCGTACCGACAGCAACTGGAGCTTCTGGCTCATTTTTGCCGCCACCTTGCTGCTCGCCGGCATCGGCGGCATGTGGCCCCTGATCGAGGCTTGCCTGCTGTGAAGCGGTCGCCGGCGCCTTCCTGCGGGTCCTGTACCCTTTGCTGTACGGTGATGAAGGTCACCATGGCGAACAAGGTCAAGCCGGCGCACAGCAAGTGCGAACATTGCACCGATCGCGGCTGCGCCATCTATGCCGATCGGCCGGAAGTCTGCGCGACATTCGAATGTCTGTGGCTGGCGACACAGCAATCGCCGGCGCTGGCGCTTCCCGCCGCGATGCGGCCCGACCGATGCGGCGTCGTGATAGATTTGAATTGCGCCGGCACACTGCTGGCGCACTGCGCCTATCCTTCATCCTGGAAAAGGGCGCCGATGCGACAATGGCTGCTCTCCTTGGCCAGGGGCGGACATAATGTCTTGCTCGACAGCAATGAAGGCACCGCGCTGCTGCGCGCGGACGGTAGCACGCTCGCCCTGCGCTGTATCGGCGTCGATCCTGTGTCCAACAACAGGGTCTATGTGGCGGAGAGCGCGATATGAGCCCCGGACCGGTCTCGTCCAGCCATACCGGCCCTGCCGATGATGCGCCCTATGTGCCGTCCTGGTGCTACCCACGCGGTCCCAGGCAATGCCCCTGCGGCCACCATGAAGGCTATCATAACGATGTCGGGGCATGCCTGCTTGCGGCCACCTGTGCTTGCACGGGGCTGCCGGACCATTGCCGCTCTTCCGATGAGGAGATGCGGCCGTGAAGACTGCCGCCCTCTGCAGCTGCGCGGCATGCCATGCGCTTGACGCCGAATATCCGAACGATGGACGCCAGCTGGCTCTGGTCACCTGCCCGGAGCCGACGCTGATCGCTTCCCACCCCGATCGCTCGCCTGCCACTCCCCCCATTCGCCGGCAGGCGATGCGACCCCGCGCCGGGCGAATGCCCTGTCCCGGCGCGGGGAAACTTTCCCGTCAAAACCTCCCCACCAAGGAGAATCCATCCAGGAGAAGTCCCATGCCCTTTACGACAATGACGATCGGCGAGCTATGTGTTTCGCCCTATAACGTCCGCACCAATGAAGCGGACGCCAATGCGATCGCGGGGATGGCGGAATCGCTTCTCAACCGCGGTCAACTCTATCCCCTCGTCGTCCATCCCATGCCCGGGACCAAGGGCAAGAAAAAGCAATGGGGGGCGCTCGCTGGCGGCCGCCGCTATCGCGCCTTCAGCATGCTCATCACCCAGGGCAAGCTGCCGGCAGATCATCCCATCGATGTCATCGTCCGCGACATCACCGACGAAGGCGAATTGCGCGAGCTCAGCCTGGCTGAAAATATCGTTCGCCGGGATCTGCGTGATTATGAGAAATATGCGGCCGTCGCGATCGCGCATGCCAAGGGGCGCAGCTTCCAGGATATCGCCGACACCAACGGCCAGACCATTGAGGTCATCCGCCAGTGGAACCGGCTGGGCAATCTGGAGCCCACCATTTTCGCAGCGCTGGAAGCGGGCCAGATCGGGACCAGGCACGCGATGGCATTCGGTGCGACCAGCGATCACCAGATGCAACTGCGCGCCTTCGACATCTTCATGCAGCGCGGCGATCGCGATCAACCCCATGCGCCTGGCATCATCCGCAAGCTGCTGAAGGTGGGCGATAGCGAGCAGGCCAAATATCTGCGCTTCGTTGGCGAAAAGGCCTATGTGGACGCTGGCGGCCGATATGAGCTCGACCTGTTTGCCGATCAGGCGGAAGAGCGCGGTTGCGTCCGCGACGAGGCGCTGCTCCTGCAGCTGGTCGACGCGAAGCTGACCAGGCAAAAGGATCTGCTGCGCCTGCAGGTGGCGAACCATAGCCCCGGCCGGGATTTGCGGTTTGAGGCACATCCGCCGCGCGACGCCAATTTTGGCGGCCCCGCCCGCGATCTGGAGATCGTTGCCGAACCTGCGGCGGCACATCCCGACGATGCCGATCGGGCCGAGCATATCCAGAACGAGATGATCGAACTGGAGAAGCGCGCGGAGCTCCTGCTCGCCGATCCCGCACTGGACCAGGCGGCGAAGGACAATGCGATCGCGACGATTGATATCGACTATGATCCGCTTCAGGCGGAACTGGCGGCGATCGACGCCCGCCGTCTCCTGGTGCTGCCGGCGGGCGACGTCATGGCGACGCTCGATATCGAGCAGGATGGCAGCCTGGAAACGCGCTTCTGGTGGGCCAGCCGCAAGGCGAAGCGCGCGGCGGAAAAGCCGGCCGACGCGACCAGGCCGGTGTCGGCCGGTCCCATCGCCAAGCCGGAGGCCGCCGCGGCCATGCGCGAGATGATGCCAAAGCCGGCGCCAGGCGGTCGCGCGATCGACCAGAGCTACGGCTATGGTGAACGGCAGAAAGCGGACACGGCGATCCGGGAGGAGCATGGCCTTACGGCAGATGCCCTGCAGATCATGCGCAGCCTGCGGCGAGAGGTGTTGCGCAGCGTCCTTCTCGACGCCGCAGAGGCTGATGATGCCGTCGGCCGGGACTATGCGATGTGGAGCCTGCTGCGGTTCGAGCTGGCTGGCGGCTACGGGTTCGAGATCGGCGCCCGGCGTCTTTCCACCGGATATGAGCCTTCGATCGAGCATTCAGCGGCAGTGTTGCCCCATGTCGAGCGCTCGATCGCCGGCATGCGCTGGCGCAAGCAATTGTCGGACCTGCATGGCCATCCCAGCATGAGCGGGGACCTGGTCGACGCATTCCGCGCGTTCATGGCGGAAAGTGAGGGGTGGAAGCTGAAGGCCGGCGCCGTGCTCGCCGGGCTCATGCTGGAGCGGAGCCTGGGTGCGCCAGGCTATCAGATCCCCGTGCATGATCTGCTGGCCGATCGGACGGGCCTGAAGGACGCGGACATTCGCGCCTATGTCGAGCCGACGGAGGAACTGGTCGACTTGCTGCCCAAGGCGCAGCGCCTGGCGCTGGCGCAACCGCATGTCGACAAGACGGCATTCGGTACATGGGGCAAGCTGAAGGCGGGCGAATTGACCGCTCCGGTCACCCGCGCCCTGCGCCAGGCGAAGAACTGGGTTCACCCGCTGATGCGCTTCGATCGTCCGCCGGCGCCGGCACCGGCTGAGATGCGGGAGGCGGCGGAATGACGACGGATTATCTGCACCGCGAAATGGCGGAAGAGATCATGCAGATCGGGGAGGAGATCGGACCGCAGATCGACGCCCTGATGCGCGAGGCGTTTGATCGCGCGATGCAGGTCGCCGATCTGGGGGATGAACGGCATCATGACGCGCTTTCGCTCAGCTTCCAGCTATGCGCGGTCATGGTTGCGAAGGCGACGATCCTCCTCGGCGATCGCTACCCGCTCGCGGATCCTCAGCGCGTGTGGACGACCGCCATGACCGACCTGCAACTGCGCACGCAACTTGCCATGCAGCAGATGCAGGAAGGGCGCTTCCGTGCCGGGGGCGCAGTTCAGTGAAGGATCGCAGGATGACAGTCCCCGCACCCATTGCCGAGGATATCTCTCGGCGTCTCAACCAGATCGCATCGCATTTTTCCGGCACGCCAAAGATCACGCTGCTCGTCCGCAACGACCTTGGCCCTGAAAAGGATGGCGACCTCGTCATGACGAATGACGAACTCCCGATCGCAATTGCAGCGCTTGAGATGCGTCATGCGAAGGATGTGGGGAAACGGTCATGAGCAGTTTCTTCGACATGATCCTCGCCGTCGTTCTCGCGCGTCTCCCGCGCCCGACCGAAGACTGGCAAGTCGGGGACCTCGCGATTTGCATCGGGACGGAGCATTTCGCGGGGGATCCTGCCGACCCCAAGCCGGAGGACATGTTGCGTGTGAAGCATGTCTGTACTGTCGGGCTATTTCTGCACTTCGACGGCAAGCCGGACAATAAGCACTGGATCGCCGCGAATTTCCGCAAGGTGAAGCCGGACAGGGAGCCTGCCGCCGATGAGGAATGGGTGGAGCAGCTTCAGCGCTTCCGCAGGAAAGAAGTCGCATGAGCCTGGATTATATCCGCCAGGCTTACCGCGTCCCCGCCTATCCGCGGCGGCGCATCCGGTATACCGGCGGCCATAAGCCTTGCCTCGGTACGATCGAGGGAGCCAGCAGCGCGCACCTTCTTGTCCGGCTCGACGGCATGCCGGATGCGCTGCCTTATCATCCCACCTGGGAAATCGAGTATCTCGATCCGGCAGCGGCGGAGGGCGGTCATGCCCTGTGAAGTGGTACCGATGCCGTCCGGAGGGGCCGCGATCATCTGCTCGACCGGTCCCCGCAAGCGCTGCGCCTGCGGAAAACCGGCGCCGTTCCTCTGTGACTGGAAGGTGCCGGCGCGCCGCAGCGGCACCTGCGACGCGCCGCTCTGCGCGACCTGCGCGACGTCACCAGCTGAGGAAAAGCACCTCTGCCTCGCCCATGCGCAGGCCTATAAGCAATGGAAGGCCGCCCGCGCATGAGCGTCGATATCGCCCCCGGCTATCCGCTGGACTGGCCGACGGCTCGGCCGCGCACCGCTAAGCCGAAGCCCGCCCTGTTCCGGCATGATGGCCGTTCGCTCACGCTGACGACCGCCAAGCGCCGGCTGAGCGAGCAATTGACCGCCATGACAAGGAGCGGTCAGAAGTGGCGCACCACCGACATCATCCTGACCTGCAACATTCGCTACACCGCGTCCGGCGCGCGCGATCAGAAGCTGAGCCGGCGGGATCCCGACGATGCCGGCGTCGCCCTTTACTTCGATTTGGACGGGCGCCCCCATGTGCTTGCCTGCGATCGTTGGGACACGGTCCAGGATAATATCGCGGCGATCGCCGCGCACATTGAGGCGCTGCGCGGGCAGGAGCGCTGGGGCGTCGCCGATCTGCAGCAGGCGTTTGCTGGCCACATGGCTCTGCCTCGTCCGTCTCCCTGGTGGGAAATCCTGCAGGTCGCGCGCGATGCGACCCTCGCTGAGATCGGCGCTGCCTATCGCGCCCCCGCCAAGTCCGCCCACCCCAATGCCGGCGGCGATCGCGCCGCGTGGGATAGGCTTTCCGCTGCATTTGAAGAGGCCAAAAAGGCCAGGGCCACCCATCCATGAACGTAAGGAGTTTGTCATGGGACAACATCAACGGCTCGATCCGGCAGTCGCCCGAGTCATCGAAACGCTCGCCGATCTCATGGCCGAGCGCGATTTCCACGGCCGCAGTGCGCGCCTGACAGATGCGCACCATCCTCTACGCCCGCTATTCGAGCGACCTGCAGAACGCCCTTTCGACCGCTGATCAGCTTGCCGGGCTGAAGGAGCGCGTCGAACGGGAGGGCTGGACCGTTGTCGGCAGCTTTCACGACGATGAAATCAGCGGCCGTGCCGGCATCGGCGAGATGCAGCGGCCGGGGCTCAATGCCATGCTCGCGCGCGTCGAACTGGGCGATGTCGATCAGGTGCTGGCCGAAGCCACCGACCGGATCGCGCGCCACAGCGGCGACGCGCATGCGGTCCGGGAGCATCTCGAACATTTTGGCGCCCGGCTCTTCACGCTGGCGGACGGACATGTCGACGAAATCACGGGGACCATCAAGGGGCTGATGGATTCCCGCTTCCTGAAGGATCTCGCTGATCGTGTCCGGCGCGGACAACGCGGCCAGCATAGTCGGGGCTTCAACGCTGGCGGCCGGGCCTATGGCTATCGCGTCGTCAAGCCGATCGGCCCGGACGGTGAAGTGGTCCGCGGAATCCTGGAGATCAACGAAGAGGAAGCCGCCGTCATTCGTCGGATCTTCGACGAGGTTATCGAGGGGCGATCGGCCTATGCCATTGTGCGCCAACTCAATGCCGAGGGCATTGCAGCGCCGGCCGGGGGCAAGTGGCGGATCGGCACCATCCATGGCGATCGCGCCCGCGCCAATGGCATCCTGCGCAACAATCTCTATCGCGGCATCATGGTCTACAACCGGACCAAACGCGTCTACCATCCCAAGACCCGCCGACGCCTGGTGCGGACCAATCCTCCCGAGCAATGGTATATGGTTGATGTCCCGCACCTGCGGATTGTCAGCGATGCTCAATGGGTGGCGATCGAAGCGCAATATGCGGCGTTTGATGGGACCAAGCTGGAAAAGAGGCGGCGTCCCAAACGCCTGCTCTCGAAGCTGGGGCGCTGCTCTGTATGCGGCGGCGCCTGGACGATCGTCAGCCCCGATAAATGGGGTTGCTCGGAGCGTAAGACGCGCGACGGCTGCAGCAACACCCGTACCATCTCGAACCGCAAATATGAGGCGAGGGTTCTGGGCGATCTCAAGCAGATCCTGCTCGATACCGATGCCGTCGCGCTGTTTATCGATCGCTACAATGCCGGCATTCGGAAACGTCAAGCAGAGGCGATCGCTGCTCGTGATCCGCTAGAGCGCAAGCTGATCGAGGCGCGCGGACGTGTCTCGCGCCTCGTCGATGCCATCGCCGACGGTGCCGGCGAATTCCAGGAAGTGAAGGATCGACTGCGCAAGGCTCGCGCCGAGCTAGCCGAACTGGAGCGCAAGCTGGGCGACTTGATCACCCCGCCACCCATTACCGTTTCTCAGGATCTTGGCGACCGCTATCGCGAATATGTCGACCATCTGGATACCGCATTGGCGGCCGATGGCATGGCACGCGAGCGCGCTGTCGCTGCGATCCGATCCCTGATCGATGTCATCATCCTCAGCCCGGCGGCTGAGGGGCGTGGCGTGGATGTCCGCGTAGAGGGCCGCATGGCCGAGATCATCAACCTGGCAAAGCAGGAAGAAAGGTATGCTAACGTCGGTGCCGGCTGA